CTCGTCATAGCTCTGAGGGACTTCCACAGATTCACTTCGTTGCTGATCGTGATAGAAGAGAGCGGTCCATAACGGAAGTACGCACGCGTCATCAGCTTTAAGTCGTCAAGTATTCCCTTAAAGCCGACACTCTTGATCAGCTTGTCGTATGCTTCGTATATAGCGGGATTCATTCCCGGCTCTGGTCTTTTCATGGCTGTATCAACCTCCAAATGTCTATAAGAACTCCGGGACGTTCGGAGTAGGTCTTCGATATGTCGAGCCGACAGACTAATGAGTCATCATCCCAGAAGCCCATCTGTGTCATCACATCGAGCAGGCCCTTAACCGAGTTATCAACATCAGGGCGTGAGTCCTTCCACTGTCCCCAGAGTTTCTTTTGCTTAATCGCGTAAAAGAAATGTATCTTTACCGCGACTGGTCCTGTGTAGTGCGGAGCTTCCCGCTCCTGATCAGCGAGAGCTTCGCGTATCTTCTGCTGGTAGATGGCCTTCTGGTTACGGACATTCTTCTTAACGAAGTGATGAATATGACCATTCACGACACGCTGGCCTGTTTGCTGACAGGTGCCTGTGGGGTTAGAGTCGAGTTCGAGGTAGAGTGTCATGTGTTCATTACCTCCGCACACCACTTGAAGTAGTCATCTGTCGGGAGCAGATACAGAGCTGCGTATCTGATACCCTCCAGCACGGGATAGTAGTAACACTCCTGCTCCATCTCGGAGACTTTCGTCATCTTCCTACAAGTCTTGTGCTCATTCTTAGCCGCAGCCATAAGCCTGTCGTAGATCTCTTTGTTAGTCACACTCCACCTCCATCGGGATCTCGATCTTCTTACAGTCGAAGTAAAAGAAGATCTTTGCCAGGACATCCAGCTTCGGGTAGCGCTTGCCTGCGCAGTATTCGTATATGGTCTTACGCTCGAGTCCGACATACTCGGCGAGCTCTATCGCGTTGACATTCCTATCCGCCATCTGCTCACAGAGCCAGTGCGCGAAGTAACCCGTCGCTGTCGCTGACTGTACTGTCGGTAAAACTGTTCTGTTCATGTCTTCGCCTCCAGCTTCTTAATGTCCGAGAGCATCGCATGATCTCCAGTGAGGTCGTAGATGCAGCGGAGAGCCACCTTGAGACACTCTTCTGCCGGAGCTGAGCCGACATTCTTGTTAAGCCATACTCTCGCCTCAGTGCTATCCGCTATGCGCTTCGCCTCATTCTGGAGCATCTCGCGACACGCCTCGGCCTGTCTCATGTGTCCGGCGATGCTCATGCGTCACCTTCTTCCATCATGTTTGCGATGTCTTCAAGTGAGTCGGCGATACTTGCCATCGACAGCGCGATAGAATCGAGCATGATGTAAGTGATCGCTTCAGCATTGTTTGCCGCCTTTGCTCTCTCGAGAGCGTCGTAGTATTCGTCTATATGTCTCATGTCTTATCCTTCCTCTGCGTTACCGCGAATTGACGACGACACTATCCTTGCTGCGGCGGCTTGTCCGAGCCGCAGCGGATATGGCGTCAAATAGAAAAGTTTGCTTTTCGTTATATATAAGCGGTGCCGCAGCAATTTCTGCGTTACGGCACATGGCCGTGCAGCAGCAATTCAAATCTTTTTGACAAACCTTCCCTCACGGACATAATCATTAGGAAATAATGCTATGTATTTCGCGAGGGCATCCCTGCCTACTTTGCACAGCGGACTGTTATACATATCCGCAAAAGTAGCTGTTCCGTCGCTCTTAGCTACACTGTTAAAAGCGTCATCGACGATGGCCTTCTTATCCGCATCTGACTTCTGGTTGTTAGGAGACTGTAGTCTTCCTGCTTCGGGAGATCCTTCGACGGCAGCCTCGTCCAGAAGATGCTCAGTGTCCAAAACATGAAGGGGGAACTCAAAGAACATTCTCTGAGGCTCGGGAGTGCGGAACGAACGCAGGACCATCTCCATCTGAAGCGGTATGCTTATGTCTTTTGACATATCCCCACTCAGCGCCCGCATGAGCTCTTTAGTGTTTGGATCTACCACAAGTCCAGAGAAGTCGATGATGGCATCGGCATCACGAGCGAAGACACCAGAGCCGGAGCCTCGGTCCATAGCCTTCTTCGCACCCTGCGAGCCCTTCGCATGATGGTGGACATATATCATGGACGCACCTGTCTCCTCGGCGATCTTATCGAACAGAGCGCAGAACTTACCGATAGCTTCGGCGTTGTTCTCGTCACCGCCCTGCACTTTATAGATAGGATCTACGATGATGGCGAGGTACTTCTGATTACGGCATCTCCTGACGATCTTCGGCGCGAGCTTCTCCAGAGGCTCAGCCTTGCCTCTCAAGTTCCACCATTCGAAGTTATCCATGCCCTTTTTAGATGCGGGCTTACCATAAGCCTTGTATATGGACAGATAGCGAGTCTCGAAGTCGGACTGCATAACTTCCATATTGATATATAAGACTTTTCCCTGCATACACTGATGGCCGAGCCATTCCCATCCTTCGGCGATGCAAATAGCCAGATTCATAAGGATGCAAGTCTTACCGCTCTTACTGTCTCCCGTGACTATCATCTTGGCACCCTGGTGGAGTATTCCGTCTATGATCGTCGGAGGCTCGGGGACAGGGTTATTGAAAATGTCACGAGCGGAGTGTATCTCGGGTAGGTCGTCGCTGATGCCCTCGAGCTCGTCAAGCCACTCTTCCCATGTAGAGCAGCCGATGTTGGTAGCGAGAAGTGTCTGACACTTGCCGTTACGCATGACACCGGGCATCCTCGACAGTCTGCTCGGGTTAGCATTATTCGTATCTACCACAAAGTTATGCTTAGCCAGCTCGGAGAACAGCAGTCTTACTCTCTGCTCGTATTCGTTCTTATTCGATGCGCCTACTCTTACGACTGCATGGACTGACTTACCGCCTGACTCTACGAGAGCTGCGATGGGGAGCTTTAAGTTAATGAGTAACTTCTTCTGCTCTTCGATAGGCATATCGTCAGCTTCGGCGAGAGCATAGGTATATCGAGTGACATTCTTATCACCTGCGCCCTTACCGTCCAGCGGGTTAATTCTTATCCATGCCCCTGCTTCGTCGTTCATGGAACCGAACGCATCGAAGTTCTTAAACTTCTTCAAGTCGGCTATGATGTCGTCACGCTTGCGCCATGCGCCCGCGTTAGCAGGCACCCACTTCTGGCGATCTTCCTTGTAGATAGCGGAGTGAACATATCCGACTACATCGTCAGGCTCGAAGAGTGTCTCGAGGTACTTGATAGCCATCTGATAAGGCTTATCCTTCTTCGGAGCGTTGGATGCTATTGTCTCCTCGTAGTTCTCTACTTCGGCAGGAATGAAGTCGTCCCATGAATAGACTTTGCCGTGAGGCTTATATCCAAACCGCTCAGCGATATGGAATATAGTTCCCGCCGTAGTGCCTGCGCCTTTAAAGGTCTGATACTTCTTATCGCAGTCTCCGGCATGATAACGGCTCGTGTCCTTACGGCTCCAGTCATCCCAGACAGACACGGGGAAGCCCTCGGAGTTGAGGGCCATTCCCACGTCTATCCACTCCTGATAGGTCAGACTCGACGGATCTATGGCGCTAAGCGCATCTAATATCCTCTGTCTGTCTTCCATAATCAGTCGATCTGGAACGGAACATCGTCGTCAGCGATAGCGGGAGCAGTGGCAGCCTTCTTCGCTGTGGGGATGAGATACTTATCCACCTTCGCGCCGAGCTTGCCATTATAAGCCTCGTGCTTGATCTTGAGGCGGCCTTCTTTGCCTACTGCCTTATCTACGGCATCACCGATGGACATGGTGAGCTCCTCGCCCTTCTTCTTCAAGCCGATGGACTCGAGGAATGTGACTACCTTAAACATGGCATTGTCTGTGAGCACGAGGTTATCGAAGACGGAGCCGTCTGCGCCCTGGAGATCGAGGCGGACCTTGATCATCGGATTCCCGCTCTGTGAGTATGTCTTCTCTGCTGACATAACCATGAAGTTATACTCACCGATGGGCGGTAATGAGAACTCCTTCTGCTCTACTGTTGCCGGTACCGTGCTGTCCCATGAATAATCTGCCATTTTAGTTATCCTCCTGATATTTCTTAATTAACTTCTTGATGTTGGAATGAACGAAGTCGATAGCCTTCGGCTCGAGTTCGTCGATGTTGTTAGCTATGAGCGTCGGATCTTGTACCGACAGGAAGTGAATGAGCCATGCCTCGAAGCCTTCCAGAGCGTCGATAGTCTCATGGAGCTCTGTCTTCTTAGACTTCTTCTCAGGAACGTCAGAGAAGACATGAGCGATCTCTTCGAAGTCCATCTCCATAGAGTCAGGCAGTCCGAAGCGATTCTTAGCATCATAGACAGGCGAGTGAGTCGCATACATGACGCGCTTACCGCCTACGGCCTTCTTACTCTTTGTCTTAGGATCTTCTGTGACTGTCGTCTTGTAATTACAGAAGAGCAGCATATCAGCCCATTCCTTGATAATGGGAGCGGTTTTCTTCGACAGCTTGAGCTCCCAGCGGTCATAAGCGCCCATCTCGTCAGGCTGCTCGAACTTGCGCATCTGAGCATGAGCTACAAGCACGACATTCTTGCCGGACTCGATGACCTTATCGAGAACTTTGAGCAGTTCTATCCAGGACTCGAGCAGATAGGTGTAACCCTTACCATAACCCGCATCCTCGATGGACTTGAGGCCCTTGCTCTCGCAGACGTACTTGGTGATGATCTGTTCGAGCTTGTCAGCAGTGTCGAGGATGACTGTCTTGCATATATCCTCTTGTGCTATACTGTTAAGAAGATGGATAGTCTCTTCGAAACTTGACGGAGTTTCGAATCGAGCAACATCCATCGTGTCAGTTCCAAGTTCGTAGTCGATAAAGACTGCGTTAGGGAACTTGGATGCAAGTGTTGACTTGCCGATACCTTCTGGACCATAGATGATAGTTCTGTAGGCTCTCTTCTGCGGTCCTTTTTTAATGTTTAATGACATTTATTTACCTCCTGTCATCTGTAATACTGTTTGAGTGCGTTCTTGATGTCCGTGTAACTGTGCGCAACTGTGATGTCCTCTCCGTTCGTGAATATGAGCTTAGTAACCACTTGCGCCTTACCGTTTACTGTTCTCGAGTACGGAAAAACCTCCGAGATGGAATGAATGTTGATGAGTTCCTTAAAACCGACGATATTCTGCACTTCCATAAACCGGGTACTGACGAGAACTCTCGGCTTAGTTGCCTGTTCCATTTCTTCCTTTAATGCGAGGGCGCGAGCCTCAGCGATGGGATCGTAAGACATACTCACACCTCCTGAGACGGAAAGCTGATGTCAGCAGGCTTGTACTCGTGCTGAATGATGATGCGGTCAGACTCCTGAGCTGCACGTTCCTTGAGCACCTTTATCTCGTTGTGATTCTTGCGGATGTCTCGGTTAGATGCCTTGAGTTCTCTTTGGAGCTTGTTGAGCCTATGGGTAACATTCACATAAAGGCCCA